GAAGTAGTAGAGGTACTAGCAGAGTAGCCAGCCAGCTTCTTAGCTTCCACAATAGATCCATTAGCCTCTTCAAAGAGTACCTGTAGAAATAACTGCTGCTGTTCTGATAGTGTTCTCATAAAGTCTCGTTCTTTCTTTTGTTAAATAGGGCAATAGCCATTGTGATCTGTTTGAATGTGTAGCGTTTGCCTGTCCTTTCATGTAATGCTTCTCTTACGTAGTACGTAGTAGAGTGAGGAAGGTTAGCTTGCATCAATTTGTTCTGATTGAGCATCTTGTACATCTTTTCAAGAAGAAGATCATCAGTTCGTATATCCATTACATCTGTTGATTCAATCATGTTATACAGTTATATCCATTTTAAGTTAAATGTCAAGCATTATTTTACAATTCAAAGTAATTAGTTCAAATTACAATACATTGTAAGTGTTTGCGATCTAGGGTTTTGAGTGTGGCACTGTAGGTGTTGGCGATTTAGCCAACTAGAGGCTACCAGTTAAGGTGTTTGGCAGATAAGCCATTTAGAGGAAGGTACTTTAAGTGCTTTTTCCTTTACTAGGGGCAGTTAGTTAAAGGCATTTAAGTGCTAGGAGGTAATCTCCTTATATGAACACCTTAAGTGAAACTAACAGATCAGTTATATCATGTGGTATTGAAATTGTCAAGCTCTATTTATTAGCATGTCGCATTTAGGTATGAACATGTCCCGTGTGAACCTTCTATGATCGCAGCTTCTC